GGGTTAAGGGAGTCGCATCCCTCCCGGTAATTACTTCACCTTAGTAATTACTCCATCCTTCAAAGTTACGCGAGCGTACCATGTATGCATTTCGTAGTTCGGTCCTTCGATAGAAGTTTCGCCGTTAGTCTGATTGTTGGGGAAAGGTCCGGGTGAAAAGATACCGATTTGCTCTCCGTTTGCAACTGCCTCCTTGAGAGCTTTCTTTGTCTTGAAGCTACGATCTGCGTACATTTCTTTTCTCCTTCACTTGACTAATTACAGAATAGCACGTTGTAGGTTTGTTGTCTACTATACTTTAGTCTAGGTTTCTTGGTTAGGCAGGAATCGTCAATCGGAACTGTCCATCGCTATTTACTGCCGATGATCTAAACCTATCCAAGACTTTATGCAATCCTTCGGTTTTAGGAGTGAACCAAACAATTTCCCAACCCTTACTACCCTTGAATTCACAAGTGTAGTATTCATCCCAGTCAGTAATTTCATCCTGACGGGTTACGGTAATATCAGGCATCTTTACTCACCTTTCGCAAGTAGTAACCATGATCGCGCATCAAACTTTTCAGTAGTGGTTCAAGTGTCTTACACTCTCGGATTTCTCCGGTACGATGTAGAACAGCGCGATAACCAAATCCCGTTTCTTCGATTGTAAGTAGCCTATCTTCGATAACTAGAGATTTATCTACATCATCGTTACACATTACGTTACGTCCTTGTGCGAACCATCAGTATAAATTTCGTAATGTCGTGAGCGTTGATCGTAGTCTACAAAGTGAGCGTACAAGATTGTATTGTCGGCACAATCTGAACCGATTTGAATACCGACTAGTGAATCTGCGCTCAAACCAACTAGACGTAGCAATTGAGCGTTGGTGAGATAAATCTCTACCGGATTCTTAGGGATACGATCCTCGGTCATTTACCCTCTAATCACTTGTGGGCGAACTACAGATTTAGCGTTACAACTTAAAACAACTACGGTACGTGTGTGTTACTTGTATATATATTTATGTATATATAGATGTATATAGACTATAGACGTCTATATGGTGGAGATTGCATACCCTTGTGCGGTTAACGTACTCTAGTAGCCTTACTCGGTTTTAGAATGAACCGAAAAAATGCGGCATTCGGTGTCTTGATTATTCGTGGTGTCCTTTCTTTAGGGTTGCGCTTTCTAGTCGCAAAGCTAGATATGCACTAGTGCGGTATCCCTACGTTGTCAGTTATGTTAGACCGTAGTGGACTAGTGCATACCTAGCTTTGCAGCTAGATTAGTTCTAGTATCCCTTACCGATGCGAGCGTAGTATAGGTTCATGCAATGTAGGCGGGATGATGTGTGCTGATACTGAGCGTATGCGTAGATGCGATCGTATGCGCTCATGTTCGTCCATGTTTTGCAGCTAATCACGTTATCCTCCTAGTCTCGATCATTCTCGCCGAGCGTTCCGGCTATGTTCAGTAGTTTTACAGTCTGCGCTCTGCGCTCTGCGCGAGTCTCTGCGACAGTCTTACCGTGTTGCGCGGAGGGTACAGTCTTGCGACGATTATCTAGTTCGGATTCGTCGCGCATCATAGAGTAGGAGTAATCCGTATAGATGTTTACCGGGGTACTCCGGCGAATAGACTTTGGCCGTGTTACGAGGATTCGTCTAGGCGAGACTACTCCGGCTCCGCGCATCTCTAGCGCGTCATATGCTCTGCGGGGTTTTACGGGTTTCTGCGCAGGGGCACACTTTGCGCATAGTTCCCCCTGTACCGGGTCTATCCACTCGTTACAATCGTTCCTGCGACACGGGATCATCGTATCCACCTCCTATCTGCTATTCGTTATTCCGTATCTGACTTACAAGTGGAACTATAAGCGCAGGGGCACGAAACAACGGCCACCATCAGTTTATAACTTCAAAATCGTTTTCCCCAAAATCAAAAAATTAGGTCTGTACCTCCCCTGAAAATTTAAAAATGATATTTCTAGAAACCCATAAACTTGTAGAGTACGTACCCATGCTACACTCTCTCCCGAAGCGACATTTTACGTACTCTAGTTCCGGCTTAATCGAAATCGAGTTAAGAGAGGTTTTACAATGAGTGAAGATGAATCACTCGGACAGAATCTCAAGACTTATGAAGAAGCTCGTAAAGAGGAATTTGACGTAGCTGAGAATGGCTTAAGCGATGAGATTGCTACTAGAGCGAGAACTCATTTAGCGAATCTTTTGCCTGACGCGGCAGAAGAACTTACGCACATTGTTCGCGTTGGTAACAAAGATGACGCTGTTCGGTTACAGGCAATTAAACTAGTTTTTGAATATACGCTTGGTAAGCCTGCTGCGAAATCCACAAAGGAGGACGACGTAGATAAGGTAATCAAGGCACTAACTCGCGTAGACGAATAAACTTGCTCACAAAGGATTACAATGGCTGATGAATCAAGAATGAATCGTTTTCGTGTAGGAGACATTGTAGCTTGGGAGGATGCTTCTGTATTTCCTCCCGTTCAGTATGAAGGTGAAATAACAGGCTTTGGTAATGACGAACTTACTTACGTTACAGTAGAAATGCGTGCAGTAGGTTCAGATAAGAAAAAGGATGCTGTAGAAAAGACACTTACCGAAGATGAAGTAAGGCGCGTAGCTTAAGTGAAGATTCCAGTAATTAAGGTTGGTACTGCAAAAGTAAAAAGAGCTGAATTGCATGCTGTTGTCACAGTTGGCCCTGAGACAGCAAAACTTCTCAGCGACAAACTTGGAAGAAAGGTTGAAGTTGGAGAACAGATTGATTTAGGGATGGTAGCAATGTATGATTCATCTCCCTGGACTCGTTTCAAGGAGAATGTAAAAATTGCTATCGCTCAAACAAAGTCACCATTTCGCAAACCACTTAAAAAGGCTAACTGAACATAAGCTGGAAAGGGCCAACACATGGCATTCGGTGTAGCAACAGTTCTTACGAACAAAGGTAAGGCGTTATTCGCAGATCGTGCTAGAGTAACTCCAGGTACATATTCAAACGCGCCCCGTTACATTGGAATTGGAACGGGTGCTACCGGAGCAGCTCGCACGGCAGTAGCAGCAGATACAGCATTATCCACAGAAGTAGAAACTCGTTCTGCGGGTACTGAATCTACTGTTACAACAACTCAGACAGGTGACACGTATCAGTCGCAAGGCACTATTTCTATTACTGGTACACGTGCAGTAGATGAGTCTGGTTTATTTGATGCTTCCACTACAGGGAACATGATTACGTCTGCAACTCTAAACGTAATCAACCTCCTGAACGGAGACTCACTACAGCTTACGTGGAAGGTGCAGATCACCTAATGGCTCATTTGAAATAGCACCTAGTAATTCTGCTAGGTGCTATTTCATTATGAGGGGGAAAAGGTGGTGCCGTCGATTGGTTTCTGATGAACAACTCGTCGAAGATGGTAAGAGAGTATTCAAAGACTTAAAAAGAAAAATGGATATTGGTCCAGAAGATCAAGAAGATGTTCAACAAGAAATTTACATTGATCTTCTAAAGGCAAGAAAGAGATTTGATCCTACCAAGAGTAGCTGGCTGCATTTCGTTTGGGTAACTGCAACCTTTACAGTAAGAAGCTATTTTAGAGATTATCCACGCGCCGGCGTTAAATGGTTAAGATCAGAAAAAGAAAGTTCATACAATGTACCTTTAGATGATCTAGTAGAAGTACCTGTTACACACGATGAACATGAATACCTTACTATCATAGATAGTGTTAAAGATTTCTCTCCTATAGAATGCAGCATCGTGATAATGACATTAGCGGGCTACTTACCCAGAGAGATCGCAAATTATCTAGGTATCGGAGAAAGCTTCATATACCATCGTATCGCAAACTTACGGATCAAGAGTTCTCCGTCCTTTTCTTTGCATCATTCGGTTACACAGCAATTGAAACAGGCGGCATAATCTTTCTATCTGAGCAAACTGTTAAATCCTACCGTAAGAGTATTGCTCTCAAGCTCGAGACTAAGAGTATTACTCATTCAGTAGCTTTTGCTCTACGAAACGATTGGATATAAATGGACTTTACAGGATTAGATGCTCAAGTAGCTAAGTTTCGAAAAGCATCACCAAATATTGCTAGTGCTTTTGATGAAGTAAAGAAACTCTTTAATTCATTAGAAGAACCTATTACTGCGCCGGCGAAGTATTTCGATAACTCTCCTAAGCCTTTTGTTCCTAATCGTGTAATTCAGTGTGGAACACGACAAGCTTTCGATACAGCATTTAACAGCATTGTAAATGGCGACCGTATTAATGCTTATGGATTTAACTATCCTGGCCAGTGGAACATGCATAAGCAACTCACTGGTAGAGCACAAATCTACTTTGCTCCTGATGTTAAGTTCGTAGGTGGTGGATCATATGACCTAAATGCTGTTTGGGTTAAAGCAAGAGGACTAGAGCTATTTGGCGGTTCTCTGTATAATCCTACTGGTCACGGTTTGCTGTTTTATGTTAGTGCTGGTGTTGTTTGGCATGGACTTAAGATTGGTGTTGATGGAAAGATTGGTGGAACTGGCTTACGTGTGTTAGGTGTGGAGGGTAATATAACAAACCTGAATTTGGAGTATGAGACAACTAACTGCGGACACGACTTATCTCTAGATGCACACGGACGAGTTGGTGGAGAACCGGGAACAGGTGTGCATCCTTCATATATTGGTGGAGGTAGTGGACCTTATGAAACTACTGATTCTATGTTTGTTATTAATTCCCATGATTGTGCTACTGGCTCTAACCAAATTGGTCCGTTTGCTAAACGAAACAAGTTTGACATTCGAGCCAAGAACCTAACTTTTGATGCTACACGTCAGACAGCAGGTAACGCTGCTCAAATCTTTGGAGATCAAATCTCAGAACTTGATATTTGGGTAGAAGCTGACAACGTAGCTCAAGTAGTTAGAGCTAATGGTAACTTTGTTGGTCCAGTAAGAGTTAATCGTGGACGTAGTGTAAACGTTCGCGGTGCTTACGATTCTGCTGCAAAATACTATCCTCATCCAAAAGTAGCTTACATAGACTGCACCTAATGGGCGTACTATGAGCAGATTCTTTGATGGCGGTGGAACCGATGAATGCCTATGGACGTTGGGTAACGTAGTTGGCACGGGTGCATTCACCATTGCAGTTGTTGCGAAGCTAGCGAGTACTTCGAGTCAGTGGGCTTCAATGATAAACCTCCTTGATGCGGGCGACCTAAGTAAACTTGAGTTTACTCGTCGTGGTACTAGTGACAACCTTTGCGTTACACGTCAATCAGAAGCGACACTAGTTGATTCTACCGGGCCGGATTGGGTAACTGCCGATGATTGGAGTTTAGTAGCAGTATCTAAAGCAGCAGGAACTAATACTCCAACATTTACGCACTATCCTCTTGGTGGATCACCTACACATTCTGCTGGTAGTGGAACTCTTGCAAATGCGGCTGCATCAATCCAAATCCTATTTGGAAATATTGAAGGTGCAGATGACTTCGCTGGATGGGTAGCTGCAATAGGTATTTGGAATTCTGCACTCAGTGATGCGAACCGTGCATCACTAGGTAGTACGCTTACTCTCGCTAACTGGCAGTCGTTGAGTCCTGCATTTCTTGTAGACGAGCGTGATGCTTTCGCCACGGATTATGCAGGAACATCTACGTTGGCGATTGATACTTCTGCTGACGATGCTGACGATCCGCCAGGGTGGGCATCGTGGGATGTACCTGGTGATGATCCCGGCATTCCTATCAATGTTGATTACTCACAGCATCTGAAAATTCCAACAGCAGGAAGGAGTACGGTCTAAGTGCATAACCTTCTGACTACATCTACCGACCTGCTAAGGGTCGTAACAGGATCGGCAGCAGACCTAGACTGCATTGTTTCATTCATCGAATATACAAATGCTTCTCCCCCGGTACTTGATGCAATGGATACACAGTTCACGAATATTTCGACTGCAACTACTACAACAATTCTTGGAGCACCTTCATCGGGTTCAGATCGTCGTCGTATCAAGTCGGTGTCGATTGTCAATACACATGCATCAGTCTCTACTACGTGTCGTGTTGTCATTGAACGAACTGGCCCTGTACTGTGGGACATGTTCAATACAGTTACTCTGGCTCCTGGCGAGTCGCTGACATTCACAGAAGGTATCGGCTGGTTCTATAACAGAACTGCACCTACCAATCTTGCTACTGGTGTTGCTACTACTGCACAGATTGCATCACATTCCGCAGATACTTATTATCTTGGAATGGCAACTACGTACAACGGAGTTACCCGGCTACGTGCAGGTACGTTCTTCCGTTGGGCATTTCGTGCAAACAAGGGTGGTGGTACTGCTACTCCTACTTACATCATTCGTTATGGAACAGCAGGAACCACGGCAGATACAGCTCGTGTTACTTTAACAGGTGCAGCACAGACAGCGGTAGCAGATGAAGCTTATTTTATTATTGAGGCTGGTTTCCGTGTTATTGGTTCATCAGCAGTTTTGGTAGCACATCACTTGCTTTCTCACCGTTTAGGAACAACTGGTTTCAGTGTTACTGCTGCAAACGTTGCAATGACTCCAGTTGTATCAGGTACGTTCGACTCAGGTGTTGCAGGAAGTATTATTGGATTAAGTGTTAACCCTGGTGCTTCTGGCGCATGGGTTACAGACCTAGTTACACTTGACGGCGTAAACATGGTGATGTAGTGAATTTTGATTATGAATTCGAGAGTGCTTATGGTGTTCCTGGTTGGCTTGATTTAGACTACTCGCCAGTAACAGGCACTTTGGAAACTGCCACTCTTAGTGCAACAGCTACAGGTACTGCAACTTTAGTTAGATCACCAACTAAAGTATTAATTGCTGTAGCTGTTGCTGTTGCTACCTTTATTCGTGCAGTATCTATTATTCGTGCAGCAACAGGTTTAGCAGTTCCAAAACTAATCCGTAGTATTGCTAGAACCTACTCAGTTGTAGGAACTGGTGTAGCTGTATTAGTACGTACTCCACAAAGAATCTTATCTGCTACAGGAAGCGGAACTGCTACCTTAATTAGATCACCTACTAAGGTACTTAGTGTTGTTAGTACAGGAGTAGTATCACTTATTAGAGCACCTAGCAAAGTATTCTTACGTACTGCTACTGCTGTACCTGTTTTACTGAAATCTCCTATTAGAGCATTTGTTGTAGTAGGTACTGGTGCTGTTACACTAGTACGTGCTCCCAGCAAAGTTTTCTTTGTTGGTGGAATTAGTTACGAACAGGATGCACTAACTTATACACCCAAAGCATTTTGGCCATTACAGGAAGCTTCTGGTAATCCACAAGATGTATCAGGTAATGGTAACCATTTTACCTCAGTAGTAGGTTCACCTACTTATCAGCAGCCTGGAGTAATGGGAACATATGCAGTTCTCTTAAACGGGGGAGCTGGCTTCTCGCGTTCTTCAGTTGTTTCTACAGTTGTTGATAATCTAACTATTGAAATTGTTGTTAATGTAACTGTCGTTACTGTTAACGATCAACGTATTTTCTATATGGGTAATGGTGGGTCAAGTGGATATGGAATTCTAGTAGATGTAGACGGCGGATTCCGTCTACTATTAGGTGGAGTAGCTTTCGGAGCTAAAAGCTTTGCGTTAACTTCTGATGCTTTACTTCATGTTGTGCGTGAAGCTGGAACGTGGAAATACTATGTTAATGGTTCACTTGCACATGGTAATGCAAGCACTTCTGCACCTAATGCTCCTTCTGGAACAGTTGATGTTGGTGATGGATCAATTCAGCAGGAAGTATCTTGGCTTGCATTTTATGAACAAGCATTTGATTCAAGTGAAGTAGCTGCTCGTTATGCTGCAATGTCAGCTCCTGGAGGAGTTCTCGCAGTTCCTTCATTAATCAGAACTCCCACAAAAGTTCTTGGGGCTATTGGTACAGGATTAGGTTCACTTGTTAGATCACCTAGTAAAATTCTTACAGCGATTGCAATTGCAGTTCCTACAATTGTTCGTTCTGCATCTAGAACATTATCTGTTGTAGGAACTGGCACAGCTACTTTAATTAGAAATCCGACAAGAGTTTTGGCGGCTATTGGTTCTGCTGTCGTTACTCTAACTACACAGGTTGTTCAAAATGTAACTCTTAGTGCTATTGGTACTGGTGTGGCGTCTTTAGTTAGGGCTCCCGCGAAAATTCTTTCAACCTTAGGAACTGGAATTGTCACAATCATCAGATCGCCTTCTAGAACTCTTACCGCAAGTGCAACAGGAATTGCAACACTTGTTAGATCACTTTCACGAACTCTCTCTACAACAGCAATTGCAATTGCTACAATTACTCGTAGTCCGAGTAGAACCTTAAGTGTTATAGGAACTGGTATTGCTACATTAGTTCGTAGTGCAACAAAAATTCTATTAGCAACAGGAGCCGGCGTTGCTACATTAGTAAGATCACCAACAAAGGTTCTTTTAGCTACAGCTACAAGTGTTGCAAGTATTGTTCGATCTGTTTCAATTACTTTAAGAGCAACTGCTGTAGGAGTTGCTACTCTCACAACAGTTAAAGTTATCCTTGCATCCTTTACTGCAATTGGAACGGGAGTAGCATCATTAGTAAGATCACCACAACGATTACTATTAGCAACTGGTACAGGAATTTCTACATTAGTACGTTCAGTCCTGAAAAATCTAAATGCAATTGGAACTGGATTAGCTTCTGTTATTCGTTATGTGAGTAAGGTGTTTGGAGCAATTGGAACTGGTATCGCAGATGTTACAACAACTGGAGCTACACAAGTTGCTCTTTCAGCAATTGGTACAGCAGTACCGAAATTAGTCAAAAATCCTCAAATTATCCTGTCAACCCTCGGCTCGGGAGTGGCGTCCGTTGTACGCGCTATATATACTGCGTGTCTAGCTACGGGAATCGGCGTGTCTACAGTGATTCGCTACCCTGCTCGTACCTTACTAGCCACAGGAGCAGGAGTAGCAACTGTAACCACATTAAAAGTAATCCTACAAACTCTAAGTGCAACTGGAACAAGCATCGCAACTTTAGTAAGAGGCCCAATCAAGACACTATCTGCGATTGGCACATCATCAGCTTCTATTAACAGAAGCGTGAGTAGAGTATTAGGAGCAATTGCTGTATGTTCGTCATTCTTGGTGAAAAGACCTACGCGCGTGTTGCAGGCAATTGCCACAACGGTGTCAATGCTCACCACATCGAGATTATTGCAAGCCGTCTTAACTACTTCTGGCTCGGCAGTTGCTACTATTTTAAGGTCACCAACTAAGGTCCTAATTGGAGTAGGAAGTGGAATTAGTACAATCGCAAGGATTGTATCAACTTCATACAATGCGACAGGAACGGCGATTGTTACTTTCACAAGGAACGCAGCTACTTCTGTTGAGTTCCTCGTTACCGGGATTCTTCTACCCAAGCTTAATGTTAGACCATCAAGAATCCTACAAGCAGTTGCAACTGGACTTGCATCAGTAACCTCAGTTGTTCAAGGATTCGCAGGATATGTAGATGCGACTGGACGAGCTTTTGCAGCATGGTTAGCAGAAGCAGAACAACAGTGGCATGCTCATCCACTTCACGGATATATTGGAGAAGCTATAGAACAGTTTAAGGGTATTGCGATGAAACCATTTAGAAAGGACGATTCGTGACTACGTTAGCACAAGCACCAATTAGAGTAACAAAAGGTAGTGTGCAGTATTGGCCAGTTAAAGTTATGGATGCGTTCAATGCTTTAACTAACTTAGATACAGCCGATCTTAGATTTGATTTATACAAAGCAGAAGCAGACGATACAGAAACTCCAATTGATTTAAATAGTTCTGCTGATAACAACGGCATGTATGCACTTCCTTTAGTTGATACAACTGGAGCATTTGAAGCAGGACACTATAATCTTTACATCACGTTCGTTGCTTCTCCACAAACTCCGAGACTAGGACCGTTTCGTTTCTTAGTAGATGGGTAGGTTATGAATACTCCTGTAATCGACAAAGAACTACTGTTTGAGAAGATTGGGTATTCACCCCATTCTGAGGAACAGTGGAAAATTCACAGATCAAAAGCTAGGTTTAAAATTCCTTGCTGCGGTCGTCGATTTGGTAAGTCTCAGGCTGCTGGTCACGAAATGACCTACAACCTATTCGTACCTGAATCGTACAACTGGATTTGTGGACCAACATACAAACTAGGTGAAAAAGAGTTCCGTGTTGTATGGAACGATTTACGTACACTTAAATTACTAGACAAGTGTACCACCAAGACAAATAATGTTAACCAGGGACAGATGCGAATTGTAACACCGATGGGTTCAGTTCTAGAAGTTGTATCAGCAGAAAAGCAGGATTCTCTCGTTGGTGAAGGTTTGCATTCAGTTATTATGTCTGAGGCTGCCAAGCATAAAATGTCAACTTGGCAAATGTTCATTGAGCCTGCATTATCAGATCATCGAGGTAGTGCAATGTTCCCAAGTACCCCACAAGGTTTCAACTGGTACAAGGGACTATTTGATATGGGACAACTACCTGAACACCCCGATTATGAAAGTTGGCGCTTTCCTACCTGGACTAACAAAGCAATGTATCCTGGTGGATTCGATGATCCAGAGTTAGCACGTATTCGAGGAACTGTATCTAAGCAATATTGGGATCAGGAGTATGCTGCTGACTTCACCTCATTTGAGGGACAAATCTATCCTATGTTCAATGAGGATATTCATGTTAAAAAGATTGAATACAATCCCGAATGGTTTAACTGCTTGGCGTTTGACTTTGGCTTCATTGATCCTTTTTGCTGCTATGACATTATGGTCGATCCGTCAGATAATGTCTATATTTGGAGAGAGTATCAGGTAACACATCTTAGCTGTTGGCAGCATGCAAACATTATTAAGAATAGAGAACAACCTAGAGGATATCAAATTAATATGATGTACGCCGATCCAGCAGGAGCCGGCGATATTGCAACTCTCGAATTAGTATTAGGTAAAGTATTTGCTGATCGTGTTTCTTGGGAAGAAGGAATTGAAGCAGTAACACGTTGGCTTAAACCTTACAATGCTCCACCCAAGCTTTTCATTGATCCTAGTTGTATTCATCTACGTAGACAACTAAGCCAGCTTCGTAGAAAAGAAGGTAGAGAAGGTCATAACGAGCGTGTAGGACAACATGATTATGACGATCATGGACCTGACGCTATTAGATATTTCTTTTCTCAACATTTTGTTCTTGGTCGCAATACCACACTAGCGTCCGTGTATACTGGCAAGTACGCAGGGAGCGAAGCGGAGACGTTTTTTACGTACTCTAGTGGTATTAAGCAGCAAGACAAAATTCCTTATTAGGGGATATGGCTAAACTACCCACATTACGTAAAACGGATTCTACGCCCCGTAAGCAAGTTTCGGGAACTTCCTATTCTGCCAAGAGTGCGGTTTCTCCGCCTCCTAACTCCTATGGGGAATTAGGCTCTAGCAGATTAACTGCAATTCGTGATCCAGTTCCAGAACTAGGGAACAGGAACGCAGAACTACAAACTTACCGGAGAATGATTCGCGGAGATGTTTCAGTAAGAGCATCTTTACGCGCTGGTAAGTCTACCATTCTCGGTGCGGAATTCTATATTGATCCGTACAGCGAGGCAGTAGAGGATATGGTTGTTGCAGAGTTTAACTCTGACAACATCTTCCACGGAATGAACTTACCGTGGCTCAAGACTCTAGAAGGAATTGTACGTTTCTTAGAAAATGGTTTTTCCTTCTTTGAGGAAGTCTACGAACTTAGAGAATGGGCACCTCGCGTATCTAAGCCGGGTGCTAATCTTGCGAAGTATACAATGCTTCGTAAATTAGCTGAACGTCCTGCACGGACAATTATTGGCTTTGAGTATGACGACAATGGTGGTCTGAATGGAATTACTCAGAACGCTATTGGTGCAGACAACAGAGTTAAAGAAGTAACCATCCCTATTACAAAGGGACTTTTGTTTACCTTTGAAGGGGATGGACAAGCAGAAGGTGAGTCGATTCTTCGACCTGCTTTCCGAAACTGGTATTACAAAGATAAGCTTTACACGATTGACGCAATTCAGAAGGAACGTCATGGTATTGGCGTACCCGAAGTCGAGGTTCTTCCTGGTGCTACTACTGCTGATAAAGCACTAGCAGAAGAACTCGCAGCAAACCTACGAACTAACGAACGAGGTTATATCGTTCGACCGTCTACATTGACGGTAGGCTTTGCCGAGGTTAAAACTAATCTCGTCGATGCACTAGAATCAGCACTTCATCATGATAACCAAATCATGAAGAACATTCTAGTGCAGTTTATCAATCTAGGTCTTGATGCTTCTGGTGGTGGACGAGCAACAGGTGCAACAGCCTTCGATATGTTTATGAAGGCAATGGCATACATTGCGAATATGATTTGTGATTATTTCAATATGTATACCATTCCACGCCTGACAGCTTATAACTTCCCTACAAATAGATTCCCACAAATGATGGCTAAGAATATTGGGGAATCGAAAGAGAATCAGCAGTGGTCCTCAATGATTAAGAATCTTCTTGAATCACAGGGAATCACTCCTGATATGCCACTGGAACAGCATTTGCGTAAGGTGGCAGACCTACCAAAGAAAACAGAACCAAGACCTGAACCGATTGATAATAATGAACCCGCCGACGGAGATATTAAGAAAACAACTTCTCCGAATGGTGGAGCAGGTAATCTACCAAAGGGATCGGACCCGGAGTAATGAATTATGTCTGATGCCGAAGGTAGAGCAAAAGATAGATCAGACGCAGGAACTAATGCAGCACCCATTTATGAAGGTCCATCAAGAGATGCTCTCGAAGGTTGGAGACGTATCACACCTGCAATTGTCGAAAGTCTTGATGAAACATTCGAAGAAGTGATAGCTAAACAGGCAGGTAGACGTGAAGTATGATAACATTTTAAATCGGATTTACAGTTCTCCGTGGATGATTACATCTGAGGGTTTAGATGTAGTTCTTCAAATTATCGACAGGAGATTAGAAAATGTTAAGCTTAGTGAAGATGAGTTAGCTGTTCTGCGTGATCGTAGTAAAGCAGAAGAACTAACCCTTCCTTCCACGCCTAGCATTGCAGTATTACCAATTCACGGTTCTATCTTCCCGAAGGCAAATCTAATGTCAGCTTTTAGTGGTGGAACTAGCCTCTCTAAGTTGAAGTCAGATTTCAACCAGTTGATGGAATCGGAAATGGTAACAGGTATTCTGCTTGATATTGATAGTCCTGGTGGACACGCAGATATGGTTAAAGAAATGGCAGACGTGATTTTTGAAGCACGTCAGTCAGGTAAGAAACCAATCCATGCAATTGCTAATTCTCTTTGTGCTTCCGCAGGTTATTACCTCGGATCACAGGCAGAAAGATTGTATGCAACTCCATCAGCTATCGTCGGTTCAATTGGTGTAATTGCAGTTCACACTGATGAGAGTAAGAAGGAGGCAGACGAAGGAGTTAAAAGAACAGTTTTAACAATGGGTGATTTTAAAGCAGATGGTCACCCATCTATGCCTTTGTCTGATGGTGCGAAGCAGCGTAAGTTAGAGAACATGAAGGAGACTTACGATCAGTTTGTTTCCGATGTTGCCCGTGGTCGTGGAGTAACCACGGAAGATGTTGAAGCATCATACGGAAATGGTGGAGTTCTATATTCTAAGAAGGCCCTCGAAAGGGGACTGGTAGACGGAATCAATACTATTGAGCAAGTTTCTCAGTTGATGTTAGGTAGTAATAGAAGTAAGAATGCGTTACGTAACGGTAATTCGAATCGAGGAGTTACAATGCCTGAGCTTACTCCTGAGACACTAGAGATTCTAGGTCTTAGCGAGGATGCAACAGACGATGAACTCAATGCAGCTATTGGTTCATTGGCAACAACTCCTGCACCTGCACCAGTTGCTCCTACAATTCCAGAGATTACTCCTGAGTTTGAAAAGGCGTATCCTGAAATTGCAGAGCAGCTTAAAGCAGATCGGGAAACAGTTGCAACACTTCGTGCACAGGGACGAATTGATGCAGCTAAGTTGTTTGCTTCTGGATATGAGGAATTCGTCAGTGAGAAGGGTAAGACTGGTTTTGGTTTCTCAGGGCTAGCTCTTACTCAGGTTGAGGAAATGCATCTTAAGATTGCAGATGGTCTTATGTCTCATGATGATCTTAAGGCATTCCTTGATAACGTTGCATCCGGTAGTGGTGTAGTTGATTACAAGGAACACGGTTCTAGTCGTGGTTCTGAGCCAGATGAGATTAATGTTGAATCTGCACATGAAGCTGGCATGGAAGTACGTCGGCTCGCCGAAGCATTGCAGATTGAATCAGGAAACTCATATGGTGATTGTCTTGCAGCAGTAATGAAGAATCCTGAGCATAAGGGTTTAGTTGATCTTTATAATTCAGGACGACAGGCCCGCCCTACTCATAATTCGGGTGGTGACAACTAATGGCCGAAGGTGGTAATGACCTTCTAAGCTTAGGTTTTGATGCAGCAACTATTCTAGTTGCATTCACAGCCGTTAAGCTTTCAACTGATATGGCAGTTACACCTGTTACTGCCGAAGGTGATATGTGGATCGGCATTAATCAGTGGGCAGTTTCTGCTGCTGAAATTACTGCTGGTAAGGGTGCAAGTGTTCGACTCGCAGGAACTTCACTTGTTAAGGTTGGTGTAGGTGGAGTAACTCGTGGTACTTCTGTTGTTTGTGATGCAGCTGGTTTAGCAATTGCAACTAATACTGGTGGTCGTCCGATTGGTATTGCAATGGTTTCGGGTGTCGCTGGTGATCTTGTTCCTGTCCTTCTAACTCCTGGCTTGCCAGTAGCAGCATAAGGGAGGTGAGATAAATGGCTTATGATCCACAGCAGCTATACATTGATCCTATTCTGACTGGCTTTTCTACAGGCTACGAGGAACAGACTTTGTATGGTACACGTCTCGCTCCCGAAATGCGTGTAGGTTCAAAGAGCGCACGTTATCGCGTATTCGATCGTTCACATTGGCTGATTTATCGTTCACGCCGTGAGCCTGGAACTTCGGCTCGCACGATCGGTCCGCGTAAGTGGAGTGAAGATACTTACAAGACACAGCAGTATGCACTTAAGCAGTTTGTTACTGATGAAGAACTTCGTGAACTTCGTTCGGAGGGTGGTCTTGCTGATGATTCAGTCGGTGGAGACTTACAGATTGATCCTGCGCGCGAAGCAGTAGAAGATACAACTGGTTCACTTTTGCGTGAGCATGAGCAGCTTGTTGCTTCTCGTTTCCGCAACACTGGTAACTATGCAGCAGGTCACACTACTGCATTAGCTGGTGCTGCTAAGTGGTCTGATTACACCTATGTAACTGCTGGTATTCCTGAGTCGGTTGTTTCTAATCCGGTTGCGGATATCAAGGCAGCAGTTTTCAAGGTGTATCTTGATACTGGTCGTTGGCCAAATACGATGATTATTCCGATTGACGCTCTTGGCGTTATTGAGGGGCATCCTCGTATTGTTGATAGGTTCAAGAACTTTGCATTGACTGATCCAGAAGCATGGAAGTCTCTGCTGAATGTTCCTGCACCTGCAAACTTCTTCGTTGTAGACTCTAAGTATAATGCAGCACAGAATGTTTATGCTACAGAGTCTATTACTTCGTTCTGGGGTCAGGACGTTTGGATCGGTCTTGTTGATCCTACTCCTGGTCAGCGAACAAAGACGTTTGCTAAGACGTTCGTTTATCCGCAGCCTAACGGTGAGATTCGCGCAGTTGATACATGGCGTGATGAGGATATTCGTTCCGACTGGTATCGTACAACGTATGAATACGATGTGAAGATCGTTTCTAACGTTGCTGGTTATCTCATCCAGACCGCAGTTGCGGCTGTATAAGGAAAGGAGATAACTTACAATGGCTACCATGTACGCTTGGACAGACATTAAACATGCTGAGGGTACTCTTAAAGCTGGTGATACTGCTACTGCTAAGAAGCTAGGTATTGAGGATGAGGAGTTCGATCAGCTCGTAGAAGCTAGGGCTATTCGTTCTCGTAAGTATCCTGATATGCCTGCTGATTTCACTGGTTCTCCAGTTGATTTCGTAATTGCAGAGCATCGTAAGCAGCTTGAAGATGTTGAAGATGTTATGCTCGGTGAACTTGAAGCAGTTCAGGAAGCTGAGGATGCAACTTCACTAGAGGATGAAGAAGTTAAGGAGGACAACTAGTAGTAGGGGGAGCAATCCCCCTACTATTATCTCATCATGTTTGAGTATATTTATCCTCCATTAATTGCGTTATTTTCAACCATCGCTGTGTTAGCTTGGGGATGGTCCTTGCATCTTAACTATAAGCATAAGTTAGACAAGGAAAAAGATAATGGCCTTCGCTAGCACAAATGATGTTAACGCACATCTACCGGATGATAAAGCTCAAGGTAGTGATGAGGATTACGAGTCCTTACATATTGATGCTGAACGGTTGATTGTCGGGAGACTGGCATCAACCGTTCAGTATTCAATTATGGTAGATTGGGATACTCCAGAAGATACACCTGGAATCATTCGCCACATTTCAAGTTTGATTGTTGCAGCGAAATTCTATTCAAAGCTTGCTGCTGAGGATGAAGCAGACGGATCACAATTTGCAAATGACTTGTATAATCAGGCTTTGATGGAGATTGATAAAATCCTATCAGGAGCTACTGTAATTATTGGTGTCGATGGTGAACCTATCGACCTCGATATTACAAGTGATTTGCGTTTCTATCCTAACGCAGCAGCACCTGATCCATTCTTCGCAATTGCACAAGAGTTTTCTTAATGCCTTTTATTGCAACTGACTTTGGACCACCACTCCAAGTAGTTGGTCAGTTCAACGCAGTTGAAGTTCAGCTACTTAACTTCGATGAAGCAGCAGTAGAATTAACAAGTCTAGCTCGTTATATCGAACATGCTGAATTACCATTAAGAGCAGTTAAAAGGATTGCACGTGATGATATTCGGGAAAGATTTGAGACAGAAACCGATCCTGACGGAGACGGATGGTTTGATCTTGAACCTAGTTACGCAAAGCGGAAACAACACGAAAAAGGGTTCGAGCATCCAATCCTTACCAGGGACGGAGAACTTAAGCGTAAGGCTACTGCTGATTCAGCCTTCGTAGTTGGTGGAGATACACTCTTTTATGATACAAGTGAATTGCCTGAATACTGGAGAGTTCATCAAGAAGGATCAGTTGATTTCGGTGCATCTTTCCACGCATCAGCTAATCCTGATCCTAACTCTCCTACAGTAGAAGGACAGCAGAATATTCCTCCTAGACCTTATATTGGTATGAGTGTTAAAGCGGAAGCTAAGGCACTTGAGTTATTCGATATTTGGTTTAGTGAGGGAATTGAAATGGCTACACGAAAGTTCCACGTAGGTAGTTCGGGAGTTCTGCACCAGAGAATTGGCGGCAGAATTGGCCCAGGTATTGATATTGACAATCCAGACTTTGCATGAGTCAGTTAATCTCCACAATTCCAGATGCGGTCGATATGGTCGCAGCCAAGCTAACTCAGAATCAAGGTCAGTTAGGTCTTAACTATGTAGGTGCTTATGATGAAAAGCGGATTCCAAAGTATCCTGCTGTAGTATTAGTACCTGGTCCACTCAATAAGGAAATCCACTCTACACACACTTTTGAAGTAATCATGACAATTGATTTGTATGTATATCATGCAAATCTTACCTTAAAGAAAAGAACTAGATCAAAGGAGGACTTAAAGCTAGTAACAGATATCGAAACCTTATTGGAGACTGATTTCCAATGGTTTGCTGATCCTTTAGATTTGGAAACAGCACAGTTAATTTTTGGTTATGTAGCAGAAATTAGACCCGGTTCCATCCAGCCAAATGCGAACAAGTCTAGTTTAGTAATTGGTACGAGAATTGCATGGCGAGGTTTATCACAGCGGAGGTTCCACGCAAATGAAAGTTGAATTTTATAATCCTGAAATGCCGGAAGGCATGGAGGTTGAAGTAGGCGGAGTTCTTCTAGTTAATGGTGGAGACTCCGTTGAAATTACTGAGGAAGATGAAGCAAAGTTCTTGGCCAATCACGGACGAGAACTAAAAGAGCATTTCCTCGGTAATCAGTTTATGAAAGTTGGTAGTCAGAAGGGTAAAGTTGTATATTTAGATCAGGAAGATGTTGTGGAGGATTTTGAGCCACACCCGGAATTATCAGATGAGCCAACAACTGAAAGCCCTGAGAAAGAAGGTGAATAGTTAATGCCGCCTGGAATTGGGGCTACCGGGTTTATCGGTGTTGCCCAGGAAGTTACAATGGGTACATATGTTGCTCCGTCGGTATATGTCCCTGTTCTTAGAGAGACACTTAAGTATACTGAGGATAAATACTATTCTCAGCAGTTGCGTCAGCAGGCAATGGATTCAGAAGTTAAGCCAGGTTACTATCATGTTGAAGGCGAAATCGAAATGGAAGTGGATACTAATGTATTCCTTCTTTTCTGCTACGCCTCTCGTCATGCTATTGTTAAAACTGGTGCAGGCCCTTATGTCTATACCTTTACTCCTACAGTTGCAGGTTCTACCTCGACTGGCGCAGGACAGGTACAAAAGACACTTTCCATTACTGCTGTAAGAAATGGTATTACGTTCGGTTTCACAGGTTGCACAGTAGGACAGTATGAGTTCACAATTGATGATGCTGTTCTTAAGTGCACAATGTCAATTCTTGGTCTTGCTGAGGCAGATCAGTCACTTCCTACAGCATCTTGGGTTGCTGCCGATCTACTTGGTGCAGACTCTCACAACATCTATACTGGTGCATCCGGTATTACTCCGACATTTGCACAGGTCGAAGATTTCAACGGATTCACTTTCAACATCAACCACAATGCAGAAGCTCAGAATCGTATTAAGTCTCAGCGTTCTGCAAGTTATGTTAAGTTCGGAAAGACTGATCTTGAAATTCGTTCCGAACTCGACTTCGTTGATAAGACAGAATACACTAACTTCAAGGCTTCCACGACAAAGGCTATTAAGCTAGAGTCAACAGTTGGTGGTGGAGCTTACTCTGCTGCAACTGATGGTGTTAAGTTGCAGGCTAACCGTGTTGCTTATGACGCATACGATATTGAGAACGAATCAATCGAAGATATCGTTATGGCTAACTTCACAGGACACGGACTAGTTCAGGTTGGTGGCGACGCTTATCAGATCGGTGTTAAGTCAGCAATTAGCATCACGTAATAAGTAGTACAAACAGGAGACAGGAGTAGTTACAAATGCCCGAAGCTGGAGTAACACAGGAACTAACTACGTATGAACTAAAGTCACTTGAAGGTGCTTTCGTTAAGATTCGACAGCTCCCTTATTACGACATGCTTGTTCGTCGTGATAAGGGTTCTGTCGCATCTATGGAATCTCAGGTTGGTGGCAAGCGCAAACGAAATCAGCCACAAACTGCAAAGATGACAATTGAATCTTTGCAGACTTGGGAGCGAGAGTATATGTTCCGTGAATGCATTGCGGATCATAACCTTACAATCGGTGGAGTACCAGTTGACTTCAATACTCCAATGGCACTTCGCAATCTCCGTCCAGATATCGGAATGGAAATTGAAAAGTATATTGATGAAGTCAATGGTGATACACCTGAGGATATGGAAGATTTTCAGAATGCTGCTTCCAAATCTACAGAACAGCCGGAGCCGGTACAGTTGATCCCACCAAGTACGGATTCGAACTAGAATTCGTTAACGAGTGTATCTACTGGATCACAATTCATAAACTCTGTAAAGAGTTTGGTTGTTTACCGTGGCCTGGGTCTTTAATGCAACAACCAAAAGGCACAGTGTTACGTTTGGAAGCAGTATCAGATGCAAATGCACGTTGGGAAGAACATAACTCTAAACAACAATTACCTGTAGAATAATGGCATTCAGAACACACGAACTAAATCTAATTATGCGCGTTCAGGATCGCGCTACTTCGCGCATCCGTAGACTCGCTAATGATTTAGGTGGAATGGAACGTGCTTCTGAATTACAGCGCAGGGGTGCGAGACTGGCTGCTGACCATAACAAACTTGCCGTACAACAGGCAAGAACTGTTGCAGCAGAAACAGCTCGCACCTCTGCGGTTGGTGAAAAGATGCTTGGGAATCAGGCTAAAATGCTTAGATTCCGAGCGCAGGAGTTACAGCTTGCTGATCGTTTAAGTAGAATGAAGCCTGGAACTGCTCAGTTAGCAACTACAATGAGGTTGCAGGCAGTTAGAAAAGAAATTCTTAGATTAACCGAGCTCGAGAAATTTGAGAATGCCCAGATTACTGCACAGAAAGCAGAACAGTTAGCTTTACAGAAAGCTATTGAAAGAGAAATGGTTGCAAATGAAGCAGCATTAGCTCGCGCTGTTTCAAGAGAACGTGCAGTAACAAGAGCTAGAACTGCTATTCATGCTGGTGGTGCAGCAGCAATGATTGGTGGTATTGGTTTAGTTGCAGCAGGTGGAGCATCATCAGAATTTGCTGAGTTCAACAGAGACGCAGTAAATGCAGCTACTCAGATGCGTGGCGTTAATGAAAGCTTTGAGGCTACAGTTAAAATTTCAGGAACTCTACAAGCACATATTCTAGACCTGACACGTAAATTCCCCGCTTCGGCCAATGAAATGGCTAACAGCATTTACGATATTGCGTCAGGTATGGACGTTCAGATTGATCGTAGTTCCACGCTTACTGAAACTCAGCAGCGTTATGTAGCTTCCAGTAAACTTCTAGTAGCAGCTAACAAGGTTGCTGTAGCTGGACAGTTAGACCTAGAAGATGCAACTAACTCTTTGATCGGAGTTTTCAACAACTTCGATCCAATGGTTAAACGTCAGAATCAGGTACTTAACGAACTATTCGCAATTGTTCGTTTCGGTAAGGGATCATTTGCAGAGTTCGCGCCAGTATTCGGTAGAATGGCTGCGGCTGCAAATGCAGCAGGACAGACACTAGTAGAAGCTGGTGGTGCAGTTGCATTCTTGTCTCAGCGATTAAGTCAGTCACAGGCTGTAACTGCATATACGAGATTGATGCAGATTATGTCTCGTAAGGAATTCAGAGTAGGCTTTGAAGATATTTTCAACATTTCCGCTACTACAGGAAAAGGCGCCGCAGAAAAATTACGACAGTTATCTGATATTATCGGAATCATGGTAACGCAAATGCCTTCACTTAAAAAAGGTGGCGTTACACTACAGACTCTTATTCAAACTATTACTGCAAGAGGACAGGACCTTATTACTGGTCGTCCTGGTCATGTAGGTATTCAGGCTACTGAGAATGCTCGCGTTGGTGTAGTAAACTTAGCAAAAGGTGTAGATAACTATAGACAGACATTAGCGAATATTCGTGGCGACCAGACAGAATTCAATGATGCTTTAGCTGCAATGATGCAGACTCCTGGTGTTCAGTGGCAGATCGCAACTAACCAGTTCAAGGCATTTGCCATTGTGCTCGGCCAATCTGTAATCCCAGTTATGTTGAGATTCATGGATTGGGTAACTGCATTGTTCCATCGCTTCCAGGATTTGGACCCTCGCACAAGAAATATTATTGGACAGTTTGCTGCATGGGGTTCTATTGCCTTATTCTTAGGTGGAGCATTAGCAGCACTCATTGGTTCAATTGGATTAATTATTGCAAAGCTTGGTGGTCTTGGAAAACTTCTTGGATTTGGTGCAAGTGGTGTAGGAATTGTAGGACGCTTTGGACAGCTATTCTTACTTCTCAAGAAACTGTCTATTATCGGAGCTATTGCAATTGTTATTAAAACCGCTTGGACTGGAGATGCATCTGCTAAAGATTTCTTAATGGGCGCATTATCAGGAGCAGCCGCAGGATTTGCAGTAGGTGGACCTATTGGTGCATTAGTAGGTGGTATCACAGTTCCTGTAGTAATGGCAGTTACAGCTAAATCAGATCCAGGTAAGGTTCAACAGAATATGGCTGCAATGGCAGCTTTGGGACGAGGTAGTAAGTCGTCAGGTGCAAGAAATGCAGAAAAAGATAGACAGGCAGGAATGAATGTCTTTACTAATAAACAAAACTTTAAAGACCTTGACAAGAAGTTTGGCTTCGGTGCTTTTGTAGCAGCACAGAAGGCTAGATTAAATGAACTGAAAAAAGAGAACAATGCTGGCGCTCAGTCAATTCTGGAACGTTGGCAGCAGCTTGCAGGTGAATTAACAGGAGTTGACATCTTTAGTGGTATGACTCAGAAAGCAGCAATGGCTGCTGCACAAATGGGTCTTAGTCTCGCAAAAGCTATGGCTACTGGAAATGAAGCCAAAATTCGTGCAGCCTTACAAGCTGGTATTAAATTTGATCAGGGACAGATTGCGAAACTCGAGAAACTTCCTAAGACAGCAGATAATATCAAGAAGCTTACAATCCTTTATACTGATCTTGCACAGAAGCAGCAGCAGATTACAACAATGGACAAAGCTGCAACCGCTGAAACTAAGAGAAGCAATAGAGAACATGAACGTCACCAGAAGGAACTTGAACGTACTGCCAAAGCATTAGATAAGGCACAGCAGAAGGTACAAACTCTTAAGCTTAAGATGAAGGGTCTACGCGAAGAAATGCAGGATAAACTTCGCGCAGCATTTGGACAAGTCTTTGGTGGTCCTTTAATGCAAGGACCAATTGGAGGAATGTTCCAGAATATCTCATCCATGCTATCTGGAGTAGGACAG